GCAGCTGCCACAGATGAGGTGGTGGATGAGCTGTTTCCCTGGACACGCAAGGTTGTAGTCCAGAACGGGCTTGTCCACCACACCTGGATCCTTCCCCAGGGTGCGCATGACGAGTCCGGAGACTGCGCCCGCTATGCCTATGCGGCCATGCAGCTGGTCCAGAGGCGGGGATATGCGACGAATCCAGACGGGATGTGGCCAGCGCTGGAGGCCGCCGCCCTGGCGACGATTGGCCCCCGTCCGGAGACTGACCAGGCACGGGCGCCCAAGGGCGGCTCCTGGCTGCCCAGCAATCGAAAAGGCTGGCTATCACGGTAGAATCCCGCCATGGCATACACTTCTCAGGATCTTGCAAACCTGCGCCAAGCCATTGGCGAAGGTGTTCAGCGCGTCAAGTTTTCCGATGGTCGTGAGCTGACGTATAGAACATTGGACGAGATGAGGAGAATTGAGGCAAGCATGGCGGCAGAGCTTGAACCAACCGAAAATGTAACCCTAAAACGTCATTATTTTACCCCCAAAAGGATATAATGGCCAAAAAAGGAAAAAAAACAGAAACTCAAGCCAATTCAAGGCCTCTAGCTGTTTTTGAAGCTGCCAAAGATTCAAGGAGAACATCTGGGTGGTACGCAAGCTCTGGCGGGCCAAACGTTGATGTTCGCTCGGCTTGGAGTTGGCTTGTCAAGCGACATCAGGATCTGGTTGACAACGACGGCTATGCCAAAAAAGCCATCGGAGTGATTGTCAACAGCTGGATCGGTGATGGAATAATGAGCACGCCAACCAATACGGCAAAGCGTTACAGCAAGCTCTGGCAATCTTGGTGTGACGAGCCAATGGCAGACTTCTACGAAAAACGCAACTGGTACGGCAACCAAGCCAGTGGAGCCAGGACCACCGCAGTTCGCGGGGCTGTGCTTGTCCGGAAAAGAGTCTATCCCGAGCTGCTTGAGCGATATGGACTTGTCCCACTGCAAGTGCAGCTGCTTGAGCCTGATTGGCTAGACTTCAGCAAAGATAACGGATACGATATAATTTTTGGCCAGCAATATGATCAGGCCGGAAGGCTCCAAGGCTACTGGATCAGGGACAAGCACCCTGGGGAATCCATGTTGGGGACCGGGATTCGGCTGCAAAGCACCTTTGTTCCGAAGGAAGAAATTGCCTTGCATTTTGAAGACTTGCGGACAGGAGCAAGGATGGGAATACCCTTTGGGACCGCCGCAATTCTAACGCTGCGCGATATGGGAGACACAAGAGTTGCCCAGCAGATGAAGGATAAAATTGCTGCTTGTTTCTTTGGTGTTACAACAGACAGCGAAGGGCAGCCCAACCCAACTAACCAGGAAGAAATCTTTGAGGGAATAGAGCCGGGAATGAATTATCAGCTGCCGCCCGGCAAAGGGTTTCAGGCGTTTACTCCCCCAGGCTCGGGTGACTTTAAGTCAACCCATAAAGTTTATGCCCAGGGTGTTGCAGCTGCCTACGAGATCACCTACGAAGCCCTCACCGGCGACCTCTCTGACGTGAACTACAGCAGCATGAGAGGCGGCTGGCTTGAGTTCTCTAGGCGTGTTGCCCATCTGCGCGGCAATATCACCTATCCGGGGATGCTGTCTCCTGTCTGCCGATGGCATGACGATCTAGCCCGCATGGCGGGCTTGCTCAAGGGTCCGAGAGTCCAGTGGTCGCACACGCCACCCCGGCGCGAAATGATGGACCCAACCAAAGAAATCCCCGCGTTGATTGAGGCTATCCAGGCTGGAATTATGAGCCTCTCCGAGGTTCACAGGTCCTACGGATTCATCCCTGAGCAAGTGCTGGAAGAGCTGGGCCAAGACCTTGCCGCAGCCCGATCGAAGGGTTTGACGCTGTCGGTGGACCTGGCGGCCAGATCTGCGGCTGGCGCACAACGCCAGAAATCTTCTACAGTTGCTGCGCCAGAGCCTTAGCAATGTCCGACATCTTTCTCTATGGTGACATCGGCCTTGACGTTACCGTTCAAGAGCTGGGAGAGCGCCTCACGCAGGCGGGCGGGCGTGACATGACTCTTAACGTGTTCTCCTATGGGGGGGATGCCTCACAGGGGCTGGCAATGTACAACCTGATCCAGAGGTATGAGGGCAAGATCACGGCGCGCATTGATGGCGTTGTGGCCAGCGCCGGAACCCTCCCGGTCATGGCGGCGGATCATGTGCTAATGCCCAGCAACGCTCTGATGATGATCCACGACCCATGGTCAGGAGCGAGTGGCAATGCGGCCAGCCTGCGGACCAAGGCGGAGCAGCTGGAGGCATACTCAGCAAGCTATCGAGAGGCCTACGTCAGGCGGTCCAGGCGGCCAGATGCCGAGGTAAGCGCATGGATGAGCGCCAACGAAGGCAGCGGGACATGGTTTACAGCTCAGCAGGCGCTTGATGCTGGCTTGATTGACGAGATCTCAGCCCCGGCCCAGATTCGAGCGGAAGCGCCTCGCGTGGATTTATCGCTGATCCAGAGGTTGGGGGAAGCTCCCGACACACTTCAATACTGGATACAGGCTAAAGTGGAGCCAGTACAACAAATGGAAATGGACCAGGAAACCACGGCCGTGGAAGCAACGGCCAAGAGCCAACCATCTGAAACTTCCGAAACCGTGGTTCATGCCGCCGCTCCAATCGTTCAGGCTGCTGTTCCTGCAGTCAACGCGGACATGAGCGAGCTGGCCCGCCTCCGCCGCGAGAATGACATCCGCACCGCCGCCGCTCACGCAGGCCTGGCACCCGACAAGGTGCAGGCGCTGGTTGACGGTGGCCAGCCCATGGCACAAGTCGCGATCGAGATTATCAAGGCTCAAGCCAGCGCTTCAGATGCTCTGGCGCCAACCGCTGGCCACCCTGCCAGGATGCAGGTTGTTCGGGATTCTGGCGACACCGTCAAGGCCGCCATTCAGGCCCGCCTGGAGCACAGGCTTAAGCCAGGCTCCGTCATGCCAGATGTGGCCCGGCAGTTCCGTGGCTGCAACATGCTGGACCTGATCCGTGCTTCGATGGAAATGCACGGTGTCAACCCGGTTGGGCGGAGCAAGAGCGAGCTGGTGGTCTGGGCGCTGCATTCCACAAGCGACTTTCCGTTGCTGCTTGAGAATGCAGCCAACAAGACGTTGATGCCTGCTTATGAGGAAGAGCCACACACCTGGCGCCCGATTGCGACACAGCGAAACCTCCCGGACTTCAAGGACGCGAAGAGTTATTCCATCGCTGCGGATCTCGTTCCAAAAGAGCTGAAGGAGAGCGGCGAATACGAGCTCGCCACCATGACCGAAGGTCGTGCATCCTGGCGTCTTTATACTTACGCCCGGAAGCTTCTCTTGTCGAGAGAGATGATTATCAACGATGATCTCTCTGCCTTTGAGGAGGCGCTCCCGATGTTTGGACGCGGTTTCCGCCGCTTTGAGTCCAATACGATCTACAACCTGATCACTAGCAATGCGCTTAGCGCAGAAGATGGGGTTGCCTTGTTTGACGCTTCGCACAACAACACCGGAAGCGGCGCCATTTCTATTCCTTCCATCTCTGCAGGCAAAAAAGCCATGATGAAGCAGAAGGACCTGGCAGGCAACACAATCAACCTGGAGCCATCCTTCTTGATGGGTCCCAGCGATTTGATGGATACAATCCTGCAGTTCCTCTATCCAAATGGCTATGCGCCTTCCGCTTTGACCGGCGTAAATGGAGTGCAACCCTTCGTTGGTCAGATGCAGCCAATCATTGAGTCTCGACTTGATGGCTCTGCTACTCAGTGGTATCTGGTCGCATCCCCGAATCGCATTCCTGGGATCATGTTTGGTTACCTGGAGGACGAGCCTGGTCCCAACGTGACCAGTGAGACCACCCGCGATCCTGATGGTCTCAAGATTATGGCCCGCCTTGACTTTGGCTGCGCCATTCGCGACCACCGCGCCTTCTACCGCTCCAGCGGCACCTAATCCCTCTTCCCTGAACCATTGCGAGTCAACCCATGAAAAATCAAGTCTACGAAGGTCATTCGTCTCTCCCTCTGACCGCGCCGTACGCGGTATCCTCGGGGGGAGGTGCGCTGATCGGCTCAATCGTGGCCATTGCGGTGGCCGATTTTGCGAGCGGTGCGATCGGAACCTTCTACCTGGATGGGACCTATACCCACGCCAAAAACACAGGCGCAAACACAGGTGGCGCTCAGGGTGCCAAAGCGTATTGGGACAACTCAACGAAAAAATTTACCGCCGTTTCCACCAACAACACCTTGGCGGGAATCTTTTCAAAAACGTGCACTGATGCGGCCACGAGCTGCGAAGTGCGCCTGAGCGGAGTGCCGGGCTGATGGGATGGGCCACCCTATCGGCTGCGGCTGACCGGGCGGCCCAGCGCCATTTGGGAGGCATTGAGTACACCTGCAACGGAGTCACAGGGACCGGCTTCTTATCAAGAAGGAGCCGGTTTTTATTGGATGAAGAGATTATCAGTTTCCGCTGGATGTTTACGGCTTTAATGTCAGAAGCCAGCGAATTTTCTTATGGAGATACGTTTAGCACAAACGGACAAACATTCAAGGTTGAATATCAACCACTTCCGATAGATGATGGGACGTGGTGCGAAATTCCGCTCAGTGATCCGATTGCAGTTGAACCACAGCCTGTGATCATCCTCTACCTGACCACTGCAGACGGCGAATCCCTTACCACGACTGAAGGCGTTCTCTTGGAGGCAGCATGACAGCTCGGCCCGGCTCGATCAGCAACCAACCAGCAGCGGCGTCGCTGAGCGGCGGAGAGCTCCTCCCCCTGGATCAGGACGTTGGATCGGTGGTGGCCGCCTCGGCGCTGGTGGTGGGGCAGAGCTGGCGCATTGTGAGCCTGGGGAACACCAATTGGCAGACGGCCGGAGCACCTGCAGGCGCGACCGTGGGGACGCTTTTCGCGTGCGAAGCGGTTGGCACCGGCACTGGCACGGCTCAGCGGGTGGAGACGCGCAGGGCGTCGGCGCAGGCACTGGCGGCGCTGGCAGAGCAAACGCCTGGCCCTGCTGGCCCTCAAGGACCCAAGGGCGACACCGGCGACCCAGGCCCCCAGGGGGCGACCGGTCCAGCAGGGCCAGCAGGGCCAGCAGGTGACCCAGGCCCCCAGGGGGCGACCGGTCCGATCGGCCCTCAAGGACCCAAGGGCGACACCGGCGACACGGGGCCAGCGGGGCCGCAAGGACCGCAAGGCGAACAAGGACCGCAAGGCGAACAAGGTCCCCAGGGCGAACAAGGACCGCAAGGCGAAGGAGCAACCCCAGGCGGCACCACCGGTCAGGTACAGTACAACAATGCCGGGGCATTCGCTGGCATTTCAAACAGCTCCGTAAATCCCGCGACAGGAGCTGTTGCCGTGGCGGACCTCACCGTCTCTGGCCTCCTGCAGGCGGGCCACATCCACGGGAATCTAGCGGGATCACTGTATGCCCACGTCAAAAATGTATCTGGCGGCGCCCTGGCGGTTGGAACCCCGCTGCGGATCACAGGCACGGTTGGAGACACAACGACGTTGGAGGTGGAGGCAGCGGACGCGACGTCATCGGCGACGATGCCAGCGTTCTTTGTGCTGGCCGACGAGCTGGAGGCAAATGGCCAGGGTCACGCGACGGTGGCGGGCGAAATCCAGGGACTGAACACTTCGGGCCTGACTGCCGGCACACCGCTGTGGGTGCCAGTTGGCGGCGGGTTTGTGACCGCAACCAAGCCATCGGCCAATGCTCAGCGAGTGGCGACGGTGGGGCGGGCGCATGCTTCCACAGGCTCGATTCATGTCTTGCCGTGGCCTGTGGAGGGGCCTCAGCTCAGCAGCTCAGCACCCGCGAACCTGGCGTCAACAGCAGCCGCTGGCAGCTCTGGCCAAGCAGCCCCGGCGGATCATGTTCACCAATTCCAGCCTGAGGCGCTGATAATCGAATTGAGCGACCAAGATACAGCAAATACCACACCAAAAACGTTAAGGACCGTTCAATACTGGCAAACGAACTACACACTGCTCGGGATTGGTGGTTGGTCTGCCAGGGTTGCGCCAACAGGAGCAGCAATGCAGTTTGATATAAGAATAAACGGGACTTCTATATTCGAAACTCTGCCAACGATTGACGCAACGGAAAACAGCAGCGC